GTGCTACGAACTTGAACAAGTTCACGGGAGCGTCTGTTGGGGACATGCGCGAACTAATGACTTGCGGTGTCTGAGCGGACTGAAGCTGTTGCTTAAAGTTTCCGCCTGAGGCGGCAGTACCGGCAGACTTCTCGATCTTCACCAGGGCAGCGAAGGTATTGTTAGTGCTGTCGGCGCTAATGTTACTCTCAAGGTGACGATCAAACGTTTCTCCCAAGAAATACTTTTCCCTATCCGCGGCGGGAGAGGTCTGTTCATTGCCCAGCTGAGGGTTTGTGTTGAACACCTTTCGGATGTATCGGGAGTCGGCGCGGTTAAAGTTAAAGGTAATATCGGTGTTCGAGGTTCCCTTATAGTTAGCGATTTGCATCTTGAACTCACGACCGGGGCCGACTGCCTTCACCACAGTGTCTAGGGACTGCGTGGGGTCACCCGTACCCCAGTCTGTAGTGGTGGAGTAAAGAATGTTACCACTGAGGGCAAAAGTCGTAGTAGCATTAGTAGAATAGAAGATGGCTGCGAGAGCACCGGTAAGGGCTGACTCAGGATCTACGCCGCCGGCTAGCGTTCCCGACAGCTCCGCGGAAACAGTGGTTCCGTCGAAGGGGGTTCCGGTGAGCGTGTTAACTCCGAACGCGCTGAGGGTGGACGACGTCATTGGCAGGGTGCCGACGTCGCCGCAGGTTGACGCACTGAGGATCAACATGGTCGGGACTCCCCAGCCGCCGGGAGTTGCCGATGCGTTGACGACACTGCTGTAGGTATTGATGGCGGTCAGAGCGTTTGCGGCGAACTCGGTGGAGTTGTCGCCTATATCGATCTGGTTTACCCCGGCGGGACCCGGGTGAACCGCGGTTAAAGTAACATCTGGTAGTGTTAAGGTTTCTCCAGCCGCTAATCCCCCGGACACAAAAACCAAACTACCTGTGGCACACACAGCATCTGTGTGGGCGCCGCGGTCGAACACTACCAAGCCATACGCATCACCAGCTGCATTCCAGCCAGCCTCACCGGCTGCTGTAGCATCCTGGTTCTGTGCACCATTGAGGCGAATGTAGGTCAAAGGAGAGCTGTTCTTAAGATATGCCTGCGCGGCGTACATGCCATATGTTGTGGCTGTTTTGTCAGTTCCTTCGCGCCAGACATCGTCGCCGGCCTGTCCCGGAGCGGGGGTACCAAAAATATTAACATACTCTTCGAAAGAGCTTACGGTAACCGGTCGTAAAGACGGGCCTTTTTCTGCTCGACCAATGATAACAGGGCCGATTCCTGCTGGAGAAGCAGGAAGCTGGGAGTTGTCGATCTCGTTGACAAAAACTCCCGGGGATACAAATCTGTAATTTTTAACTGACATTCGCTGTATTCTCCTTTGCGAGATATTCAAAAGTAAATAGTGTTAAATAGTATCAATGGTATTATTCTCTATAAAATCCATCCTTAATCGTCCGGGGGATATCGCCCAAAATCGTTCTTTCTCTTGCAAACTTAAATTCGACGGCGTTTTCTCGGCGCACAATCTTAGGCTTTTCTTGGTTTTCGCCCTCTCCAATTAGGTATCCCAAAACGTCAATGCCGATGGTTGTTTCATAATTTCGTTGTTCCATTCCCAAGGACGCCTTATTCGATCCATTACTAAAGGATCCATCAATAAAAACCTCGTAGTAATGCCCCTCATTCTCAATACGCTTGGGCATCGGGGAGTTGCCTGAAATAGTAACAAATGGTCGAATCAACTCATTAAGCTGCTGCTGATACTCGGTTCGTACGGTTATCTCATACCGCACCTTCACCCACACGGGCAGCGGAATGGTGATAGTTTCGTAAACCACCTTATCGGTCGACATCTCTCTCTTATTAGCATTAAAGCCCTTCGCTGAGACATCCTTATCTACGCCGTACTTTCTATTAACCTGAGCATTTTGAAACTCAGCAGTCTTCTTCTGATTGATGTGACGCGCTACCGTAATAGTGCCTCCCCTCGCATCTGGTTCTGGGTAAAGGTTCGCATACGCGGTACCCTTGAAATTGGGTTCTTTTGTAACATTAGCGCGGTTAACCGTGATGAGAGGGAGGATGAGAGTCTCTTCTTTGTCTCTTAGGTCCTTATTGTGCTTAATCTGATACGCTCGCTCTGCTGTCACCCATAAAACCGGTACCTTTTTAAACCCATCATTGGTGTTCACGAAGAGGTCGAGATCCTCATCGACAAATCGCACCATAGCGCCATCGATGGTCTCCAAGGATGAGGGCATAAACTCAATCTCTTGAAGGCGGCTGGCTACTTCCTTGTCCCCTATGTAATCATATCGGCTGGAACGGGCGTCTTTGATCTGCTTTTCAGTTCTTTTGCTGCGGGCCATCTATACTATCCTACAAAAATTCCGTTTGGAATGTTCTGCAACACCTTCGACGCGGAATCCTGCATAGATGAATCGGCCGCGGCGAGCCTATCGTACGTCATCTCGTCCAGTAGCGTCTTCAACTCATCACGCAGACTGTCCTGTTCCGCTTTAGCCTGCGCTAACAGTTCGGACGCATTCAGAGTAACGCTTTCCCCAGGAATGGGGACCGTTGCAAACTTGCCACGCACCTGTCCTAGCATCTCTTTTGTAAGCGCCAAAGCAAACCTGCGAATCCATTGCTTACCCATAGAGTTAATATTTTCATAGGGAATGTTCTGAAAGGGTAAGGTGTTAAGGTTGTTAATACCTTCAGCCCCCGTATCGCCGCGGCCACTGTCTTCCCACGGCTCGTACTGGTTTTCAATGGTGAACTGGACCCAATATTTCGTTGGGCTCGTGCCCTCGGGTTTGGGAAAGATTCTCAACATATTGTCCTTAATCTCATAGGAATAGTGAGAGACGCGCGTATACAGGGCGTCCTCGTATGCCATGGCTTGTAGCTTGTTCTGCCAGGTGGGAACAATCTCAAAAGTCGAATCATCCGCATATTGGCCATAGGTACGGAGATTACCAACTACCGAAAACCCACCATAGTATCCATAGAACCTCCACATGGAGCGAGGCGTCTTAAAAAAGACCTTGCGAATAACAACGCGCTTATCTTGAACTTGACCAAAATAAGGTACTGTCGTATCGGTCGCCGATGATTCGGATATGAGTGTCTGGAGGTCATAATCCTGTTGGTTAGCTACGCGGTCGATCGAAGCCGAGTAGATAGGGGTGGTGCCCCCAAACCCCGCTTCGGTCGCCAGCCCTTCCGTAATACGGCGGACGTAGCCGTAATCAAACTTAGGATATCTTAATTCAATATTAGAGCCCGACAAAGCATCCCCGGCCACAATTTGACCATCTTGATCAAAAGATGCCGTAGTGGCGCCGAGATAATCAGAAAGTGAGTTTTTACTTTGATGAAGATTAATAATGTAGGAATATTCTAGCACCGCTTCTTCATAGGCAGAATAGACGTTCCCTTCAGCTAACTCAATATCTAATACATCTCCACCAAGCTTTTTATATGTAAAGGATACCTGATCGGCGGCGCCTGAAAGAAAGGCAGTCGAGCCGTCGTAGACACCAAAGGGTAGGGTGACGGCTACATTCGCGGCAGTTCCAGTAACAGGTAAAATATTAGCATTGGAAGTCGATGCGGGATTAAGATTTGGGATGGCCATTAACGAAGCTCCTCTTGTAGACTATTACTAAATAGAAAGCCCCGCCTCAAAAGAGACGGGGCTTTAACTATTTTGACCTTACGTCAGGTTACTGGTTAACCAGACCTCGGCAGACGACGAGTCCGTACATATCAGGACGGACCATCTTCTTGGCGTATCGGGTCATCACGCCCTTACGGGGCACGAAGTCTTCAACACCGAAGATCGTAGGTGTGGTCTGCAGCGGCACATAAGGTGCATACACATAGCCACTCTCAAGGAAGCTACTTCCACGTCGACCAACGAGGATCAACTGACGCGGGAAGTAAGGATCAACGATAACGTCGAACTTCTTCGAAAGGGAACCAACCTTGACAGCACCCGCGTCACCACGGTCGCTATCAGCGGTCACGTTAGCACGGAAACCAGCCGTGAACTCAAGGACGTTAGCAACTTCAGGTCCGCAGACGACGAAGTTGGCAGCGCCACGAAGAGTCTTGCGGTGGATCTGTGCAGAGACATCATTGATGGTCTCAATGAGAGTCTCATACCACTCACTCACGTTACCCGTGAACTCCGCAATACCGTCGGCAAGAACCTCACCAGTTTCGCGGTTCAGGAACTGACCTGGGTTGCGGCTCCAGTAGCGGACGCCGGCGGCAGAATCCCGCACGAGGTCCTCAAGGATCTCACGGTCGATCTCAAGAGCAATCTGCTCAGAGAGAATCTGTGTAAGCTCAACCTCAGCGTCAAGGTTGTGGTAGGCGTTAAGATCCTGTCCTAACTCCGGGGTCCACTTGGCCTTGAGCTTCTTGGTAACCGCGGTGACGGCCACGCTGTCGACCTTGATGTCGATCTCGGGGATCTCAGCGTTGTTCTCAAGTCCCCACGAGGTATCACCCTCGACAGAGCCGAGTGCGCCGCCATCAACGAAGTTGTCAATAATAGGCATTGTGCATGTTGTAACAGCGTCCAAAAGAGCAGCAACATCATTAGCGGAACCGGTACCAACAGCTGTCAAAAGAATCAGATTCTCATCATTAGGATCCTTTCGAGTAAGACGTCGAACTTGCAGACCAGCCTGCAGGCCGGTGAGGTGGATAGCAACATAGTCATCAAAGTTGAAAATGTCGGCGGCCCCCTCAAGGTTGCCCTTACTAATAGTGGCAATGGCCGCGTTCGAACCAGAAGTAATATCTGGATCAAACTGAAGCATCTCGGTGCCGTCATAATCCGCATCGGAGCCGGCTGCAGCTACGAAGGTGCCCCCGACGCCCACGCCGCCCGAGGCAACGATGGCAAGGCTGGCTAGGGTAGCCGAACCAGTGGGGGACGAGTAGCCGTTGTTAAGGGCGTATGGCCCCTGTTCGGCAAACTCACCCGAAAGATCAACACCACCGGTGATCTGCGAACCAATCACATCACCACCATAAAGGGATGTGCCCGTGGGGTAACCCAAACGGGGGTCGTCGGCGGCGACGCCGTCGCCAATGGTTGTGCTCGTGGTGAAGTCCAGGAAGAAGATGAGGCCCGAGGGCAAGCTCATCGGCTGAACGCTCACAAGATCCTGAGCAATCAGGCTGCCGAATACACGGCGAACGAGGGGGAATGCAACAGCTGCAAAACCCTCAACATCTCCAGCTTGCATAGTGCTGGACTCACGGAGAAGCTCCTTTGCCTGGTTCTCAAGCAAACGGGCCATACCGTTCCGATTAGTATCGTCTGTGAGGCCCTCAAGAAGACCGGTCTGCTCCCACTTATTAATGAGCGCAGCGCCTTCATGAGCGAGGTCACGGTTAACGATACCTTCGGTCAATTTCTGTACAATAGACATTTTATATAACCTCCTAGTATGTTATTGTTCTTTATTCAAACCTGCTAAACGCAGCATGCGATCCATCTTTGAATCGCGAGTTGCCGTGTTGTTTTTCTTAGAATTGATCAAAAGCGATGTAGGTCTAATCACAGCTTCACGAAGTGTTTGCGGTCTCGCGCTATTAGTAGACTGCGAGTTACCCACTGCGTTTTGAATTGTGTCATAGATCATACTTGCTTCTTCAACAGAATTGGCAGTTTGAACAGCTTCGGCAATTTGTTGTTTTTGCCGCTCATTCAAGGAGGCGCTGTTTAATGCCTTGTTTTGATAAACAAGCTTGGCGTTAGCCAAGTTCAACTGAGTCAGCTGATTCTTGGCTTCCATAATGAGAGCACGAAGCTCTCGGTTGGATTCTGTAAGGTCGGAAATCTTGGCCTCATAAAGCTCCGCGTCTGATACAACGTCGGGGGCCGTTCGCACTTCGTCTTCGATTTCCTCTTCTTCCGGGTGAGCATCTAGAGCATCAGCCATTGCATCATTGTTGGCCTGCTCGATGCTGTTGTCGGCAGAGTTCACGGAAGCCCATCCCTGGGGGCGCGGAGTCATGTCGACAACCAATTCTTCAATAAGGTCTGAGATTACCTCTTCACTCAGGTTAACCTCTTCATCTTCTTCTAACGACGAGGTGGTGGTTGCCTCCGCGGCATCTTCGTCTTCTTCAAAATCTCTCCAGTCGTCCTCCTGGAGGGTAATCTCGTCAGCGAGGGCGGTTGCATCGATCATTTCATCTCCCTCGACCACCTCATCCTCTTCAGCGATCCGCTGCTTGAGTGCGTCAAAGTCAATCTCTACAATCTCCTCTTCCTCGGGGCCGTCGAGTTCGACGCCTTCGTGAGCATAGGGCACATCCGTCATAAACTTCGTGGAGGGAGTCGCCTCTTCTTGCTCTAAAAGGGTACCGATAGCATCCTTAACTTCCGATGCGTACTTCTCCAGCACAACGTTTTCTGCGTTCTTGAGCGCAGCTTCCTTGAGGGCTTTGGCGTCCACAATCGCCTCTTCTAATAGTGAAGACATAGAATTAACTCCAAATCTGATAAGATATCACAATTAAATAGTGTTTAAGATTTTGAAATGACTAATAGATGTGATTTATAGTAGGTGGTGGATTTTTCTGAAAGATAAAAGGACGCCCCCCCATAAGGAGGGGCGCCCAAAATATCAGCAGATTCTGCCAATCAGGACAAGGTCCGGATTAGTAGATTCTCCAGTGGTCAGTAGCCACATCGACGCAGATCAAAGAAACTGCAGCGTATGGGGATTCAAGAATAACCGCGTCGGTTGATCCATCAATCGTAGCACCTGCGATCTCGATGTAGTTGGTTGGTGAGCAACTACCCTGAGCCTTAACATGAACAACATCGCCCGCCTCAGAGGGAGCCGGCATAGTCCAGGTCACGGATCCGCCGAGGGAGCCGGAACCGTAGTTAAAGCCTTCGGCAAGGTCGCCGGAGACGGCGGCCATGTTGTTTGGCGTGGAAGCACCATCAGCGGAAAGCTGACCGTTAGTAGCCGTAAGACCTGCACCAGCGATCTGACCCGCAATGGTTGCCCATGAACGGCTCTTGAGATAGCCATCGCTATCACGGAAGTAGATCGCATCAGCAGCAATGTCGAACGCAGTGTCAAGATCCTTGTTGAACTTAACGTCCATCTCGGAACCGAAGATTACGTGATCACTCTCGAAGTCAACCTCGAAGTTCTTGTTCGCGGAACCACTCAAGACGATCTCAAACTTGCCTTCGGCGCCGGAGAAGTCCAGCTGCATCAGAGGAACAGCACCAAGGCCGTTACCGACGGTGAGATAGCCGGCTCCTAGATCGAAGTACTCAGCACCACCGCTAGCGAGGATGACACCACTATCCGAGTAGTACCCGGCCGTCGCCGTTCCGGAAACAGCTAGGTAGTAGGCGCCGCCTTGGTTGAGGTATCCGTATGCAGCGTGGTCCTCAAGCTCGCCGTCTGTACCGGCAAGAACGAAGCGACCAGAGGTCAAGTCCTCAATCTTTGCCGAAGCAAGGGTTGAAGCGCCGTCGACGTGAAGCTCCTCCTGAATGAGCACACCGGCAGAAGCGGTGATGTCACCGGCAATGGTAATGCTCTCATTGACGACAAGCTCTCCGGACACTAATAAGCCGGACGAGCAAGTAACGTCGGCACTGAAGGTTGCGACATCAGCAACGGTAAGACCGTCGAGAGTGGTTGCACCGTCAACGTCGAGAGCGCCTTCAACATCAAGGCTAGCCAATGTGGCAGCGCCGTCGACGTGAAGCTCCTCACTGATGAGTACACCAGCGGAAGCGGTGATGTCAGCAGCGAAAGAAGCGCCTTCGGCAACGTTAAGTACATCAAGGTCGGTGGTTCCATCAACGTCGAGACCGCCGTTGAGGTCAGCGTCACCGTTGACAACGAGGTTGCCGCCGGCGACGATCTGGCCACCAGCAAGAACGTTGACAGAAGCCGACATGCTGTTGAGAACACTGAGGATGCCGCCAACTTGTAGAGTGCTATCGAAGACAGCAGCCTCATCTACCGAAAGAGTACCACGAATGTCTGTCTCAACGCCCGAGGCAGCCAAGTCGACTGCACCAGCAACGTCGAGCGCGCCGTCGAGGTTGGCATCGCCGAGGATCTGAACTCCAGCGTCGAAGACAGCAGCTTCGTCTACCGAAAGAGTACCGCGGATGTCTGTCTCAACGCCCGAGGCAGCCAAGTCGACTGCACCAGCAACGTCAAGGCTACCGTTAAGGTCAGCTGCGCCAGCAACAGCCAGTTCGTCCTGAAGGTTAAGAGAGCCTTCAATGTCTGCACTGTTGTTGATGTCAACAGCTCCGTCGACCTGCATGGCGCCCTGGAATACGGCGTCACCCTGGAAGTTGGATGTGCTGTTGGCGTCAATGGCGCCTTCAATAGTAATCGCCTGAACAGTAGACTCACCGGCGACGTCGAGGTCAGCCTGCAAGTTTACATCGTCTGCGAAGTCGGATGCACCGTCAACGTCAAGGTCTCCGGCGATCTTTACACCAGCAGAAGCTGTTATATCAGCATTGAGGTTTGAAACGCCGTCAACGCGAAGGGATCCAGTGATCTGTGCAAAACCCTGCATGATCGCATTGCCACCAAGGTTAAGGTTGCCGGAACCGGAAAGGTGAACACTCTTAAGTGTGCTCATCGCGTTGTCCCATGTGAGGTTCCCAGCGTCTTCGATTGCACCACCGGTGCCGACGTAAGGAATACGACCTGCTGTCAGGTCTTCGATGACAGCAGAAGCAAGAGTTGCTTCGCCGTCAATGTCAAGAGTTGAGAGTCCCTGGAGTGCCTCTTCAAAAGTAGTGCTACCAGAGAGTCGTGTAACTCCGGATTGGAATTTATATGCCATTTTTAAATCCTCCTATTAGATTAAATGACGAAACGTATTGAAAAACATTACTATTTTTAGGGGTATCACAATCGGAGGAGATCTAGAACTAAAATCATACCCAAACTACGTCTCGATACATATAGATCTTTAGACGCCGTAAAGGAACAAATATTTTAATTTATTTTTATTTTAGTAAATGAACCAATTGGTCCCATTGGAATACAATAAGACCGAACCATAGGGCGATTCAATATGAATAGACGAAAGCCCATCGATTGTTTGGGCGCCGGACGCATTAAGAGCAATCGTATTAATACCTGAAGCTGCACCCGACTCATCCTTCACAACCACCACCTGTCCCTCTGCGAATCCCGTTGCATCAAACTGAATCCCGAGAGGCACGCTTGTAACCCCCAGAATATACTCCGATGCAGACGCAGTATGATTAGAAGAGACGGCCACTCGATTGTGAACCAATCCTCCGAGCACCGAAAGACTCACACTAGAAGAATTGTAAACAATAGCCGAAGTACCAGCAAAGCCTGCGGTGGCACTAGTATCATTGTTGAATTGCAGGGCGCCGATTGGGCCCTGGGCCTCAGCACTGCCGGTTCCACCTCCTGACGAGGAAGTAAGAATTATATTATTGTTGGCGTCGAGGGCTAAATAGCTCGAAGGGCTGGCCGCGGTGCCGGCGCTGGCGCTAGCTAAATGTATGTAGCTGGCACTCATTACCGAACTCAGTGTCATAGAAGCACTGAGCACGTTGGTGCCTAGGCTCGATGACCCCAACACGGTAGACACTTGTCCATGACGGTTCACGATATTGATAGCGCCGGAAATCTTGAGAGGTGAGCCGCCAATAAGGGTTCCAGCGATTGTCACATCACCCCCAAAGAACGACGGTGCAGATGCCGACACTCCCCCCACTACCGTGAGTTCATGCGTGGGGGAGTCAGTCCCAACACCGAGCCTATTGCTGGCGGTTAGAAAGGTAAGTTGCGAGACCCCAGTAAAAGATCCGTCGCCAGCTTGAAGCTGCAAGGACCCGGTTGGGCCGATGGCGTTCTCCCCCGAGGAATTAATAGTAAGGTTCCCGTTGGGACCACCGTCTACCAGGGTGATACCCGTTCCCCCCCTGAGGACGCGCTCATTAGGTAATTTAGATTCCTTATTGACCGTAATGTAGCTTGCTGCCAAAGGCGGGTAAGGTGCTGCACGTGGGGCCGGCTGTGAGGCAGGGGACGTTTCATCCGGGGTTGTGACATCCCTGTCCACACTCGGCATTACCCGGAACACGCCCTGGCGTGCACGCACACACTCAGCCGTTACTTGAAACTTGTGTTCTACTTGTCCAAATAGAAATCGAGTATCATTATAGAGCTTAACAATCTCATAAAAAACTTCGCCATATTGAACAAAGTCCCCCACCCGAACATAAAGATTCTGATCTTCTACGAGCCTACGACGATGAAAGTTAACTGTAAGCTTAGTTTGGTACTCATATCCGTAGCGCTCGTTTGATTGCTCATTCTCAACCACAACGTACGCAAATACACGAACTGGCGGCAACGAGACCTTTTCTTTTGCCTCGCCGTAAACATCATTAAAGTTAGATTCTTCAATGCTTATGGGATAATAAGCAATGGTCTGCCCAAGCACCCTCTCAGCAAGTTCGTCATTTACCTGCTTTACAAGATTACGTTCTTTTTCGCCAAAGAACATCGGCGCTGGCGGCGCTGCGGGTCTTGTCCATTTATTTTTTGGGTCGGCCATTCATGTATTCCCCTATGAAGGTCTCGTTACCGAGGCTTTAACCCTAAATAGACCTTTGCGCGCGCGAATACACTCGGCACTTACCTGAAACTTATGTTCCACCTGTCCAAAGTAATATCTGGTATCGTTGTATATTTTGGCGATCTCGTAGAAGATTTCCCCATATTGAATGAAATCTCCAGGCCGAACATAAAGATTCTGATCCTCTACAAGCCGGCGCCTGTTAAAGTTAACAGTAAGATTGGTGGTATAATCATAACCGTACCGTTCGTTAGTCTGCTCATTATCAACAATCACATAGGCATATACACGAATGGGGGGAAGAGTGACTTTGTCGATGGCTTCCCCGTAAGTTGTGTTAAAGTCGGTAGCCTCTAAGTCCACCGCATAATAGGCGATGGGCTGCCCAATGACTCTCTCGGCTAACTCATCGTTAACTTGTTTTACTAAATCGCGCTCGTTTTTCCCAAAAAACATGGGAGGAGGAGGAGCGGCAGGCTGATTCCACTTATTTTTAGGATCGGACATTAATTGGTGACTCCCTTAGAACAGATCACTAAAATTAAATAGTCCCGTCTCCACTAAAGCTTATGATTTGGACATTACCCACCAGCTGGCGGCAGCTGCGTCGCCTACAACCGTAACCGATCCGTAGTTAGCGTCAATAGTATAACTGGCGGCGCCGTTAATGTCGTCACTACTGTGGGTCTCCAATACAATGTTGCCGGTGCCGGCCTGGCCATCGGTGTCCTTAAATGATAAGGTTATACCATCAATGTCGGTGCTGCCACTAATTTGCGGCAACAATACCTTCATCGGATTCGCGCCGACAGCATTGGTTCTCATCCGATAGATGCCCGGATATGTAGCACTCGCAGTGAAGGGAGTGGTCCCGACACTCTCAAAGGTGCGGTAGAAGGGCCCGCCGTCCAGATGGAGCTGGCTGTTGGTTGCAGTCAATCCGGTACCCGCAGCATTGCTGAATACCTGCTGGGCACTCGTTCTTGTGACGTACCCATTGACTGAGGAACTCACATAGAAATTCGTATTCTGGGTGGGCTGCAATTCGTTATTGCCCACCATGTTCATGTATACGTTGTTTCCGAAGACCACACCTGGGGAAGACCCGCTCGTGTGGAACTTGAGGTAATCGCGTGGACCTGCGGATGTAGTTACAAAGAGATTGAGGCCTCCATTGCCGCTATCCGGGCCGATGGCTCGACCATTTGAGCCACTGTGGATCCCCCATACTATATTAGAGGCCGTCGAGTATAGGTTATTGTTAAAAACAATCCCTGTCCCGCCATTCAGGATAACTTGGCCGGCATTTGCCCGGATGACAGCGTCGTGATTCGTGCTACGGACCACCACATCGCCATTCTGTTCGAGAAGCATCAATTCCTGGCGCGGGCCTTGCCCGCTGGGACTGAAGTCCCTCAAACTCAGCGATGCGCCGGACCAGCCGCCGCCGAAGCTTCCCGATCCGAAGAATATATCGCCATAGACCTTGTTTCCGGGGCCGGGCAGCGTGGGGGTTGAAGAAGAAAGCCACATTTGTGCTCCATCGGTGGCTGGTCTTGTGGTCAAGAATCCGGCATCGGCGGTGGCTTCGTTGTTAAAGGTAGTAATGTTGTTAAAGCTAGCAGTTACAAAAACCTCCATCTTTGACTCAGCTAGTCCTCCCACCTCAATCCCGCGATTGAAGGATGCGGATGCATTGTGAACACTTAATCCGGCATTAAAGGTGCCTGTCAGGTCGGTCGTGAATTTGCGGATACTACCAGAGGTGCCGCCGTCACCAAAGTACCACTGGGCATCATCGAAGTCCAATCGTGCGTAGGATTCGCCGTCGGTGTTGCCATTGTTTATGGAGAAAACGTCTCCCACAGAAGACTCGGTGGCATAGAGTCCGATTTCCACTCCTCCAAACTCCATTATACTACCGAAAGTCGCGGTCTCAGTGTTAGCAAAGGTTATGCTTAAATCCCCACTTCCACTAAGAGAAAGATTACCACCCTGGGTTTTTCCAGATGGGGCGCCTATTTCTAGAGTTTCATATTCCTTAGTTATCGGCGACGGGTTGCCAAAGGCGCCGGAAGGAATAGTAAAACTTGAACTAACAACCGTTATGAGTGCTGCAGTGTCGGCGGACGCTCCAACGCCAGAGCCTTTAAGAAATATGCTTGCACCATAGGAACTGGTAGTCGTAAAAAAGCCTTCCTCCAGTACGTCTTGTTCACCCTCGCCATCAAGAGTTAGTGAGCCGCTGGCGGGCTTGAGGGACAGTGCGTCGGAAATGAAAATAGACGCGCTTGCCACCCCGGTAGCACTCGCTACGAAAGGAAGATAACGATCAGTATTTCCATTATCTGTTGTTGTACTAACGGCGCCGGCGCCGCCCCCACCGGGGACAAGCTCCACACCATTAGCATAAAAAGCAGAGGCAGAGATAGTCTGCGATGATGAAAGAACACCACTCTGATTGATATCAACTTGACCCTGCAAGATGACGGAGCCGCCATCAGCAGATATAAACATCCCGGTGGATTGAGCCAGAATGGACATGTCGGTGGTGGTGTCCGAAATAACCTGACGCCCATTGGGTCCAAAATAATAAGCAGAAGCAGAAATACTCTGGGAAGATGACATCGGGGAATGCACGGTAATGGGTGAACAACCGCTAAGGTGCGCGATTGAGGCAGTGCCTTGACAAACTGTTAAGTTACCGAAGCCGGCGATCACAACATCGCCCTCAAATCGAGCTGCGTCTGTACCCAAAGATCCTGTAGAGACATGCAAGGCTGCTGCCGGATCTGCGTTGTTGATACCCACGCGATTAGAGCCAGTCACAAATAATATTGAGCCGCTATTAAATCCTGTGACATCGAGGATCTTCTTGCTCGGGCCTCCTCCAGGAGAGTTGGTGCCGGAGATTACCACAGATCCAGTAAAGGCACTTATAAACGCGGGACTGCCCATCATCCCCATAGAAAACTTGGTGGACGTAATCGTAGCGTCGGAGCTGTTATCGGAGATCTGGCCTTGGCCTGACCCGTCGCTGGTCAGAATTCTATAGCGATTGGTGGTTTGAGCCGAAAGGGGAGAAAGCAACATCCCGCTTCCCTTGAAAGAGTCGCCGGTGAAAGTAGAGGCAGAAATGTGTCCACTAGCAGTAATGTCTCCAGATGCAGTTACATGCTGGTTGGCATCTAAGCGAAGAACTTCTTGGCGATCGCCACTGGTCAACCTAACATAGCCGCCGGCGCGGGCATGACCGATTTGAGAATAGTTAGAGGCCGGCGCATAAAGGTGCTCGGATGCAACGTTGTCTGTGGGGGATCCGAGGAGTAGGGCAGCCGAAGTACCATCGGAAGACAACACACTAACCCCGGCCGTACCGTTCTTGGCGATAACTATATCGGCATAGTTGGGGTCAGCCGTAGCTGTAGTCGCCGAATCCTTAATGTGCATGGCGCCAGTAAGGTTTAATTGATTGTTGCTAATGAATTTAAGATTCTGAGATCCTGAAATCTCTCCGGAAATAGGAAAATCTCGTCGGAACTGGATAGAGTATTCCGGGCCGTCGGCCACGTTAACTGCAGAAGCAGTGATTCCTGTTAGATTAGAGCCGTCGCCGTAATAAGTGGAGGCCGAGATCAGAACTGAAGCTGTCAAGCTCCCTGTAATCGTTAGGGTTTTGGCGGTGGTGTCCCAAGTAAATTCACTGTCGCCCCCAAAGGCACCACCCTCATTAAACTGAACTTCTTTGTCGGCGCCTCCTGGAGGCGTAAGAAATGTAGAAGAGCTTACGTATGCCCAGCCCTGATTAACTATTGGCATGCTGTGTCCTCCTATACCTTAGCTATAGCGGATCCAGACCAGTTTGTGCCAGATGGGGAAATAGAAAGATTATTAATAGACTCGGTATCAATGCTTGTCAGGCCAGCCATCACGGTGACGACATCAGAACCAGATAACCAAATCTCAGTTACCTTTAAGTCGTATACCGGACTGGTACTTCCTGACGGAACGGCGAAGGCTCGGTCACCACTTACTCCAATTTCTGAGAATCCAAACACTAGGTTGTTACTTCCAAAGTTGCCGAGCGTCACCCAACTCGTTACCCTAGGGAACTTAATGACTGTTGGTGTTGTCGCATCCAGGGCGCCCGTAACATAGGGGACGCCCGAAACTTGATATGCGGCGGAGTTGCCTAATCCTGATTTGTAATTGTATACTGCCATCTCTAATCTCTCCGTCTACTAAATAGATTCAATTGTGGTGTTTTATCTAAAGAATTTTGCATCAAGCTTTCTTTGTCTTTTTTGTTGCTCCCGAATTGCTTTCTCTCTTTTCATTTTCTTCTTCACCGACGGTTTAATATGATGATCGGTGCGGGCCCGATATTGTTCGATGATTCTATCTTTTTTACATTTTCGTATAAACCGCCGAATCATCTTTTCCTGCGACTCATTACGTCGGGGCTTCACTACCACATTTACTGCCATTTTATCTTCTACTTCCCTTCTTTCATTTCATTCATGTGAGCGTTCCAGTTGCGCCCCACAGAGCCAAATAACCCCGTGATATCCACTCCAGGATCTCCGGGGGCTTGGCCCGACATAGGCGACGCTTGAGCAGTGGCGCTAGCTTGTGCGGGTGCCGGTGTAGTTCCCTCGAATAAATCCACCCCGTTGTAGGCGGATCCGCCGATAGCAGCCATCAACTTCTGTTTATGCTCTCTCAATTTATTACCCTGCTCCTCGCTAAATGCATTGCGGCGCATGCGCTCTTTTACAGGGTCCACTTTAGGCTCGACTTTCTGCTCCACTATGGGTTGCGCGGGGGTCATCCCCTTCACCACTTCAGCGATGATGCCTGAGATGAGCCCATCTTCTATGAGCGACTCTCTAATGCATTCGTTCACTAAAGGTTTTAAAATCTTCTTAAGTTCTGATTTTTTCATTTTATACCTGCTATTTCTTTCCATCGATTTTCATACAGCTCTTCAATCATACGCATAGCGGCTGGTCCAACAATAATCTTAGACTCTTTTAGGCCACCTTCCAAATAAGAAATAAGCTGTTTGGTCACTGCTTCAATGTTTTCACGATCTGCTTTGGTCAGTCCACGATTGGCCAATGCTTTTTTAGCAGCGCGCTCAATAGCTCCTTGTCGTAATCCTAATTGATTTAAGGCGACCATAACTTCCCCGGGCTTTAAGTTTTTCAATCCTGATGGTGGCGCGCTATCGCCAGGAGGGGTTTCTGGCTCTGAGGATTTTGCCGCTTGTTGGGCTGCGGAGGAGGGTTCCGAAACAATCAGCTGAGGGTTCTTCATATATGCTTTGAAAAGCCTCTTGACTTCGTCGCGAATAAAAGTGGCGATATGTGGTCGCGACGCGGCGGATTGCACAAGCTTCTGAATGCCTTGCGGAAGATCCCTAACCCGCGGAAGGTTATCTAATAAAGCAGCATCGCGTACGCCGAGCTGACCAGCCATGGCTGCGAGGCTTTTCTGGAAGCCCATTACTTGGGCGATGCGTAAAAAGGCTTTCAAACGAGCGTTATCCTTACGACTAATTGTTCGAATAGTTTGCTCGAAACTTCCATCGGAAACGCCGGGCGCCGGCGGAGCAGCAACGGGTTCAGCTTTAATAGTTGCTATCTGATCTTCGTCGGGCTCAGGATCAGCTACGGTGAGGATCGAGGGGATTTTATCAGTTATATCTTTAACGACCGGACTAATATCCAAAGCGCTGCGATTGAACAATCCCAATAACTGCTTAAAAACTTTAGGATTCTTTTGTGCAACAGTATCTAAGAAGACTTTAAGCTTGGGAGCATTTTGGTGGGTGACCACCACATCTTCTTCTCCAGTGAAAAGTCGTTCGTTTTCTTTGATGACAAAGCCTTCATCTTCAAGTATGCCTGTAAGCTCGTCTACAATAGCCTCACGTTGCGAGGGCGTGAGCTGTGCTCCCGACAACTTGGCCGCATCGTCCAGGCCCCTAATAATAGTCGCCAGTTCGGAGCCGGGGTATTCTTTGGTGGGCGCCTTTTTCCCGAAGCCAAAAATCTCATTGATTTCTTCTTCGATCAACTGATCCAAGTGGGCTCGGGAAATCCTCATAACTAATCTTCCAAAATGCTGTTGGCGAGGCTAATAATCTTATTGTTCTGTTGAGCTTGCTCATTCATGAGCTTACTTTCGCTCAATGCCATAAATGCGTTGGGGGTCGACGGCTCGGAGACGATATCAAAACAGATAAGCTGAAAATCATCTTCCACGATTGTCTTGCCTTGGTGCTCTTTTACGGAGCCCATGCCACGAGATGAGATACCGATCTTAACACCAGCATCAACCAGCGAGCGAAGGATCTGCCCCGAAGGAGTATCCAGAACTTTGCACTTGCCCATTACAGCTGGGCCATCCATCCAAATATCTATAACCATATGGGAAACGTTGGCAAGGTTGATGATAGAAGAATCGGGGTGGTCTAGCTCGCCGAGGGCCCGGTTATCCTTAACCATCTCGGAGTACTTCTTAACCTCACGTTCCATAATCTCGGGAGGATACATGCGCTGATTTCCATTGAGAACACCGCCTTCTTGTAGTTTCCCAGTGATAAACATAGCATTATTTTCACGAACTGCTCTCTTCTCCGCCTCCGTCAGTAAGTCCTGACAGACGCCGCCTTCGCACAGTTCATAAAATTCTCGTAATAGTTTAGCCATTGTTTACTCTTCTTCACTCTCCCTTAGGCCGCTGCATTTATTTTCCTCGGCCGCGGCGATGGCGTCCTTGAGGCTCTGATACATGTATCCAATCGCTTGGTCATGCGGATTGGCCCTCTCCGCGGCGTGGATGTCACCCTGAAGTTTGGAAATCTTTTTCTGCAACTCCCTGCATTGTGCCTGTGGATCAACCGACCGTCCTTTCAGTGCGCGCTCCCTCTCGCGATGCGCAGGAATTCCCTTGAACTCTTCAAGTTCTTTCCCACGATCAGCCGTCTCGTGCAAGAAGTATCTTGGATCTATTCGTTTTACATTTTTTCTGCGTGCCATTGTTTTAATTCCCTTAAAGTTTAACGTGGGGCCTTTCGACCCCACCTAAAATATGCTACCGGAGCAGCACCTACGAACTGGTTGGATCATCCAT